TGCAGCCATGAACAACTTTGTATAATGGCTATTAAGTACATACACGTCAACCAACACAAGATTAAAGCCAACCTAAAGCATGGTACTAACGAACCTGTAATAACTGTTAAGGAAGGTAAGAAGAACACCTACGGACACTCCGTTAAGATACACGGAGAGTCTGAGGTTATCTACGGTGGTAGTGACAAGCCTATACTGTCCTGCGGCGCTAGGGTTGTAATTAAAACGGAAGCGGAGGTGACGATTGACTGACTTAAAAATAGAACTTTTAGGGTGGCAGCAGGAAGTATGGTCAGACGATAGACGTTTCCAAGTCATAGCAGCAGGGCGACGTACAGGTAAGTCAAGACTAGCAGCGTGGAAGCTAATCATTAACTGCTTGTCCGTCAAGAAAGGTCAGGTGTTCTATGTTGCCCCTACACAAAGTCAGGCCAGAGACATCATGTGGCAGATGCTACTGGAGCTAGGACATAACGTGATAACGTCAAGCCATGTCAACAACCTACAGATTAAGTTTGTTAATGGGGCGTTATTAACCCTGAAAGGTGCTGACAGGCCTGAAACCATGCGTGGTGTCTCCCTAAAGTTCCTAGTGATGGATGAGTACGCAGATATGAAACCGGAGGTGTGGGAGCAAATCCTACGCCCTGCTCTCGCTGACCAAAAGGGTTCAGCTATGTTCATCGGTACACCAATGGGGCGTAACCACTTCTACGACCTCCATCAGTACGCTAGCATAGCTAAGGATGATGATTGGGCAGGGTACCACTTCACTAGCTTTGATAACCCTCTAATCGACCCTGAGGAGATTGAGGCAGCTAAGAAGTCTATGTCAGCCTTCTCCTTCCGACAGGAGTTCATGGCATCCTTTGAGGCAGCAGGTGGTGAACTCTTTAAGGAGGAACACGTTAAGTTCTGTGAGGAAGAACCTGATGAAGGTCAGTTCTATATAGCAGTCGATTTAGCAGGATTCGCAGAAGTTGAAAAAGCTACAACTAAAACAAACAGACTTGACCAAACGGCAATATCAGTGGTTAAAGCAGGTACGGAAGGGTGGTGGGTTGCAGACATCATCCACGGTAGGTGGGGAGTCGAGAAGACAGCAAGGAAAATCTTCGAGGCCGTCAGAGACTACCAACCAGTCGCAGTAGGGATTGAGAAAGGTGCATTGAAGAATGCTGTCTACCCTTACTTGAATGACATAATGAAAAAGAATCAAAGGTTCTTCCGTATCGAGGAGCTTACCCACGGTAACAAACGTAAGATTGACCGTATTGTATGGGCCTTACAAGGTCGCTTTGAACACGGTAAGATTAAACTTAACAAGGGTGAATGGAATGCTACGTTCTTAGATGAGCTATTCCAGTTCCCTAACAAACTTGTCCACGATGATTTAATTGATTCGTTGGCTTACATTGACCAATTGGCTCAGGTAGCCTACGCTATCGACTACGAGGAAGAAGAATATGAACTCACTGACTTTTATGCAGGGTATTAACTATGTTTGACAACCAAGATGATGATTACGTATTTGAATCCCTAGAGGGGTGGGTAGAAAGTAAATGTCAAGACTGGCGTGACCACTTTGAAGCCAACTACTCCGAGAAGTTTGATGAGTACTACCGCCTATGGCGTGGACATTGGGCAGCAGAGGACAAAACACGTCAATCTGAGCGTTCTAAGATTATTTCTCCTGCTTTACAACAAGCTGTAGAGTCATCCGTAGCAGAACTGGAAGAAGCGACCTTTGGACGTGGAAAATGGTTCGATATTCGTGATGATGCTGCTGATACAGACACTGCTGACATCCAAATGTTACGTGGTGGCCTAGAAGCCGACTTTAAACGCAATATGATACGTAAAAACGTAGCTGAATGTCTTATTAATGCTGCTGTTTTTGGCACTGGTATTGGTGAAATTGAGCTAACTACCGAAAAAGAGATGAAACCTGCTACACAGCCTGTCATGGGTGGTGAATTAACGGCAGTTGGTGTCACAATTGAGGACAGAACCTGCGTTAAGCTAAATCCTGTCATGCCTCAGAACTTCCTTATTGACCCTGTAGCGACTTCCGTTGAAAGTGCGCTAGGTGTGGCTATTGATGAGTTTGTTTCCAAGCACATCGTAACACAGTTGCAGGAAGAGGGTGTCTACCGTGAGGCTGACGTAGGTTCAGCAGCTCCAGACTTTGACATTGAGCCTGACCACGACATTACTACTGTCTATGACGACGATAAAGTACGTCTCACTAAGTACTACGGTTTAGTTCCTCGTCACTTGCTTGAAGAAGCACAGGCTGACCCTGATGCAGAGGAAGAAGCAGTAACCTTGACTGAGGAAGAGGAAGGAGACGACAGCTACTACGTTGAAGCTATTGTTGTTATCGCTGATGGTGGTACTTTACTTAAAGCTGAGAAGAACCCTTACATGATGGGCGACCGTCCTATCGTAGCATTCCCTTGGGATGTCGTTCCTAGCCGCTTTTGGGGTCGAGGAGTATGTGAGAAAGGGTATAACTCTCAGAAGGCGTTAGACGCAGAACTACGCGCTCGTATTGATGCCTTAGCACTAACAGTACACCCTATGCTAGCAATGGACGCTTCTCGTATGCCTAGAGGCTCTAAGCCAGAGGTACGTGCAGGTAAGGTTATCCTAACTAACGGTAACCCTGCTGAGATACTACAGCCATTTAACTTTGGACAGGTCAGTCAGATTACCTTTACTCAGGCAGCAGAGCTACAACGTATGGTACAGACTGCTACAGGCGCTATTGACTCAGCGGGTATCGCAGGCTCTGTAAACGGAGAAAGTACAGCAGCAGGCATCTCCATGGGTTTAGGAGCTATCATTAAGCGTCACAAGCGCACTTTGATTAACTTCCAAGAGTCCTTTGTCATACCGTTCGTTACTAAGGCTGCACACCGTTATATGCAGTTTGAGCCTGAGAAGTTCCCAGTAGCTGACTACAAGTTTGAAGTATCTAGCTCTCTAGGCGTTATTGCCCGTGAGTACGAAGTTACACAGCTTGTACAGCTCCTACAGACTATGTCACCGGAAACACCGATGTACCCTGAGCTGATTAAGTCCATTGTGGACAACATGAGCCTAGCTAACCGTGAAGAACTGATTGCCAAGCTCGACCAAGCTAATCAGCCTAATCCAGAAGCACAGAAGGCACAGCAAGCGGCACAGGCACAGCAAGCTGAGTTCCAAGCGTCACAGACTAACGCTCTCAACGGACAGGCTAAAGAGTCCGAAGCACGAGCTGCTAAAGCTATGGCTGAAGCACAGGCTGTACCACAGGAGCTTGAGATTGACCGTATTAAGGCTGTTACAGCTAACCTACAGGCAGGAGACGCAGACGACAAAGAGTTCCAGAAGCGCCTTAAAATCTCTGAGCAGCTATTGAAGGAACGTGAAGTAGCTGTTAAGGAAAGTAACACACAACCAGAGCCTACGGCACAGCCACAAGCTCAACCACCAATGATGCAACCTAATATGGGACAATTGCCACAATGATTTCACAATTTCAATTTAACAACGTACTTAAAGAACTTAACGCTTCCTTTGCGGCTTTAGCTGAGAGGGTTGAAAAACTAGAGAAGGAAGTAAAGGATGCCGACAGCAAAACCACGAAAGGGAAAAGCAAAGGTTAAGGTCACTTCCTCCGGTAAGAAAGTCTCCTACGGACAGGCAGGCAAAGCTAAGGACGGAGGTTCCCGTGTAAGAGCGGGGACTTCCAAAGGCGACAGCTACTGTGCCAGAAGTCTAGGCATTAAGAAAGGCTTATCGAAGGACAAACAGAATGACCCTAATACACCTAACAACTTATCACGTAAGCGTTGGAAATGTTCTGGCGCTAAGTCTAAGAGGAAGTAGTTATGATGAAGAAAGGAAGTTGTAAAACTAAATCAAAAGCACCTGCTAAACCTAAGCGTGGCGGACGTGCAGCTAAGAACAAAAAGAACAAGATGACAGTAGGTAGCTACAAATAAGTAAAATAAAGCTTGACTTTTGATTAAAAGTATGGTATAATAATACTATAGTATACTTTAATGTTTACTTATTTACTACTTGGGTATACTTATAGATATACTCCTACTTATAACAAACTGTCCTTTAGAAGGAGAAACAGTTAAATGATTGAAGAAACAAACAAAGAATTAGAGCAATACTACGAAGAAATGCTTTCTATGTTCCGTACAGCAGGTTGGAAGACACTGACTGAGGACTTAGAAACAAATGCTAAAGGTATTGATTCAGTTGAAGCATCGAAGAATGAACAAGACCTCTTCTTTAGGAAGGGACAACTCTATGTCATTGCTACGTTGCTAAACCTAGAAGAGCAAGTCCGTAACGCATACGACGACTTAGGCACAGAGTAGTGCCTTTGTTCGACTTTAAATGTGAAGCAGGACATACTGAGGAACGATTCGTCAGTAGCGACACTAGAGAGGTAGTCTGCAACGAATGTGGACTATCGGCAGTAAAGCAGCTAAACTCTTTCGGGACTTGGACTGATAAGCACAACGGTGTCAATACCGATGCTTGGTGTAAGAAACGAGAGCAGAAGCTTAAACAAGAACGCAAGGCAAATTCATAAGGTGTATGAACCCTCGCATAATATAAACCTCCATAATACTAAAAGGTACGGAGTTTAATAATGGCAGCAAACATTATAGATGATGAGCGTCTAGACGACGACAAAGAACTTGACAACATCAACGACCTTCAACCGGAAGCTTCGCAAGAGCCAACACCGGATGAAGATGATGTCCCCGAGAAGTACAAAGGAAAGTCAACCGCAGAGATTGTAAGGATGCACCAAGAGGCTGAGAAGCTCCTAGGAAAGCAAAGCGGAGAAGTAGGGGAGTTACGTTCCGTAGTCGATAGTTATATACAGACACAACTCGATTCGACCACACCACCAACACAAGAGACTGACGACGAAGATATTGATTTCTTTTCCGACCCCAACAAGGCAGTCGAAAGAGCTATCGCTAATCACCCTTCAATTAAGAAGGCAGAGGCAGCTAATCTAAACAACCAACGCTCTAACGCTCAAAGTAAGTTACAGTCACGTCATCCCGACATGAATGAAATTGTACAGGACGGTAAGTTTGTTGATTGGATTAAATCCTCTAAGATTCGCACACAGCTCTTTGCTCAGGCAGACAGACAGTACGACTACGATGCCGCAGACGAACTCTTTACCAACTGGAAAGAACGTCAAGGTGTAGTGGCTCAAGCTGCTTCTACTGAGAAGGACACACGGAAAGCCGCTGTTAAATCCGCCTCAACAGGCACCGCTAGAGGAACTGGCGAACAGCGAGCGAAGAAAGTTTATCGACGCTCAGACATTATTAAGCTAATGAAAACCGACCCTGACAGGTATATGGCTTTGTCTGATGAAATCACACAAGCGTATGCCGAGAATAGGGTTAGGTAAAAACCTAAACTTTTTTTATAAGGAATACTATTATGCCAGCAGGCGCATATCCACAAGCAAACGCAATCGTAGACAACACCTCAGCAGCTTCGTTCATCCCTAAACTATGGAGTGACGAGATTCGCGCTGCATATGAGAAGAGCCTAGTTATCGCCCCTAAAGTCAAGAAACTCTCTATGACTGGCAAGAAAGGCGACACAGTAAACATCCCTGCTCCTATCCGTGGCGTTGCCGCAGAGAAAGCAGAAAACATTGCTGTTACCATCCAGAACAACGTAGAAGGTAACGTAGCAGTAGCCATCGACAAGCACTACGAGTACTCTCGTATGATTGAAGATATTACTGAGACTCAGGCTTTGTCTTCTCTTCGTCAGTTCTACACCAGTGACGCAGGTTACGCCCTAGCTCGTCAGATTGACACTGACATCATGGACTTGGGTAAGTCACTTGGTAATGGCACTGGCGCTTCTTGGGTCAACAGTGCTTCTTTCCAAGTAGCAGCAGGCGGTGGTTTGGAAGCATACGTAGTAGGCGGTGTTGACACAGCGTTTACCGACGAAGCTTTCCGTGCTTTGATTCAGAAGATGGATGACGCAGACGTTCCTATGGACGACCGTTGTTTCGTAATCCCACCTTCAGTACGTAACTCTATCATGGGACTTGAGCGTTATGTTTCCAGTGACTTCACTGGCGGACAGACTGTTCAAAATGGCCTCATCGGTAACCTGTACGGTATCGACGTTATGGTATCTACTAACGTAGCTACTCCAGAGTCAGGCGTTCGTGCTGCTCAGTTGATTCACAAGGACACTTACATCCTTGCGGAACAGCAGGGCATTCGTTCACAGACTCAGTACAAGCAGGAGTTCCTTGCGAACCTGTACACTGCTGACACTCTGTACGGTGTTAAGACTTTCCGTCCAGACGCAGGCTTCATTCTTAATGTAGCAGGCTAAGTAACAAACTGGGGGCATCCATAAGGGTGCCTCTCTCTTTTACTTTCGGGCCATAGCGCCTTTCTATCTTTACATAGGAAAATTATTATGTCTACTTTGACAATTGATGCAAACGCAAAACCAATTCAAGTTCTCCGCC